TCCTCTGCCACCTCTACGGCCTCAACGTACTCGAATGCAAGCCAGAGATCGCCGGCCGCCGAATCATCCCAAAGTCCGGCGCCGAGGATGGTCTCCGCCCCGGCGAACGCCGGGTACTCTACAGCGGTCCCGTTTCGGACGAGCCCCGCCGCCCATACTGGGAAATTCGTGTCGTTCTGGGTCTTCGAGATCCGATCCTCGGCCGACTCGACATAGCTGGCCCCGTCGGCGTCCCAGAGCGTCGTCACCAGGCCGACGTACCATGTCGCGGGCTCGCCCAGCGCAGCGGCATTCAGCAGGGCATTCAGCACAGCCTCAGCCGCGACCTGCGTGAGCCCGCCCAGCGTGCACATGCCGAGAGTGAAGGGAAGGGAGGCGGCTGGGCAGCCGAACGTCTCGCCACTCAGGATTGTGCGCGAGCTCGTGAACTGGACCCACATCCAGAGATTCCCGGCGGTGGAAGCGTCGAACAAGCCCACACCGAGCCAGATCTCCGTGCCAGCGAATGCCGCGTAATTGATGGCAGTGGCGTTCCGGACGACGCCAGCCGCCCATGCCGGGAAATTGGTTGTGTTGGCCGTAACTGCGGTCCGCGATTCGGCGCTCTCGACGTAGTTCTCGCCGTTGGCGTCCGGGAGCTGGGTCAGTCCGCCGACGTACCATGTCGCCGGCGCGCCGAGCGCCGCGTTGTTGAGGAGCGCGTTGAGTACCGCTTCCGCGCAAATCTGAGTTGCTCCGCCTATCATGTCATTCGTCTCCGTAAGCGACCCAGAGAGTCGCCTGTGTGGCCTGGTAGCCCGAGTAAGCGTTTCTCCCGACGCACTGCATCTCCTTGATTCCCCACATCTGCCGAGTGTCGAAGGGGTAATCCTTGTGAACGATGAGTGAGTCCCACAAGTACCCAACCAGGCGCGCGTCCGCTCCGGCCGGATATGCCGCCACGGAGCCCAGGTAGGCTGGCGAGACGATCGGAGTTTCGGCCGGTGTCAGCAGGGCCGGGCGATACCGGAGGCAGTAGAGCCCCGGTGAGGTGTTCGGGGGATCCCCGTAGCCGAGCCAGTGCGAGAACCCTGATTCCGCCGCTCCCGCGGCCTTGCCGACATACTGAGCCCACTGGAACCGCTGTCGGAAGGTGTTCGCCGCCGCCACCACAGCGGCGTAATCGCATTTCTCCGAGCGCAGATACGGCAGACTCACGAGGAGCTGGTCCCCGGAGTAGATGCCCTGCCGGAACGCGAGAAACTGGAACTGGTTGGCGATGCACGTATAGGCGCCGCGGGAAACGGCTGGGAGGTCCTGCGCCCGCCGCAGATGGACTATGGGATACTGCTCGGCTTGCCCGGTCGAGGGACGCAACTCGATCTCCGCTGTCGGCAGTCCGACGAGCGACGTCGAGATCAGGGCTTCGAGATAGATTTCGGGGCTCGATCCGTATTTCTGATAGCTGCGCATGGTGTAACCGCCGCCCGATGGCGCCGGGCCGATGTTGATGTCCGCGCCCTTCGGCCACACGAAATTGATGAAGTAGACCGACGAAGCCGCTCCGACAAACTCAGACGGCCCGCCAACCGTGGTCCCGTTGCCTTCAAGCCCGGGCACCAGCGCCTCGAACTCTATGACCCACCAGCCGGCAGTGGAACCGCTCTTGATTTGCCGTGTATCGACAGCCACCCACCCTCCGGCACCGAAAATGGCCGTTGCGAGGTAGCCGAGCGACTGGCTCAGAGTCACACCCATATCTATCCAGGTCGACGCCGGCGGCGAGCCGTGGGTCTGGCGTCCGGAGTCGTAGAACCGGATGGTGGTCCCGCCGACCTTGCACATGGCAATGCCCAGCTCCGTGTACAGTTTCGGCTCGCGGGGGGGGCCTTTTATCGGAGCGCCAGCAGGCAGCGCCAGCTCGCAACTCGCCTTCGTCGCGGCGTAGACTTCCCAGCCTGCATCGACCAGTGACGTGTAGATGCCCCACGCGATCGAGTAGGGTGAGGCATCCGAAAATTCCCGGCGTACCCGGTGGCCGGTGTACCCGTTGTTGTAGTCTTCGTCCTGGGAGTCGGCGAAGACGAATGGTTCGATCAGCCCCATCAGTACACCGCATTGGAGATGAGCGGAGACCCCTCCGTCGGCTCCAGCCCCTTGAGCAGGTACAAGCTCGAGTAGTACGAACCCTTCCCGCCGTACCCGCTCATTGATCCCTGGTAGTGCATGTAGTTCCGCCAGGTGAAGACTCCGAATTTCGGCCCCGATTGCGAGGATTCCTCGCTGACCACCTCCACGCCGAGCCCCGCATCTATCGAGCCCGCAACCGCATCCCAAATCTGGCCGCGCACCCGGCAGGGGAGCCCCTTGCCGTCGCCCCACAGAAGGAACGGCTCGTAATAGAGAGCGGAGCCGTCCAACCACCGGGTCTGTTGCCCGGTGTCGAAGTCCCGGAGCGGATGCGTGACCACCCCCAGGCGCAGCGCGGCGCCCGAGTCGACGCCGTTGTCGAGGTACGCTTTCTGGAGGCTCTCGTTCCAGCAGCCATCCCAGGCGTAATCGTTGCGCCATCCCTGCCGGAAGCCGTACCCGCCACCCGCGCCCCACAGCGCCGTCGTCTGGTTGCCGGATCCAGATGACCACCAAGCCTCGGTGACCGGCCCGAAGGTCACCGGCTCATCGAAACAGTAGCCGGAGGCCTCCGGCACATACGGCACGCCGCCGCAGGCCGAATTCGCCCAGTTCGGCGAGCCGTCTGGCTTCGTGGACGAGGAGCCGACCGTGCCCAGAAAAAATTGGCACTCGCCGAGCACGGCCTCGTAGATCCTGGTTCCAGCCGCGACGATGGGATGCGCGACGCCGGAGCGCGCCTCGTCGTAGCTAATGAACTGGACGTAAATGCCGGCCTCGCCGTTCGCCGTGTATCCGCCGTCCCAGATCTTCAGCTTGCAGGCGAGTCCCTGGGGCGAGATCAGCGAATACTTGTAGCCGCCCGAGATCGCCGCGTAGGGCCATCGCTGGAACACGGCCAGCTCGTGGATGGCCGCCAGTAACGCCGCTTTCGTGTCGCCCGGCAGGAACTCGGAAAACACCGGGTCGCGGTCTGAGTATGCGACGCCCACACTACGCCGGCTCCCACTCGGCGACAACCTCAATCGCGGCGCCCGCGATGGTGGATCCGATCTGCGTGCAGTTGATCCGCAGCAGGTCGCCCTTCACGATCGAGCCGTACTCGTCAGTGCGGAAGCAGCCCGTGAAGTCCTGGCGGGTCGCATCGCCATCAGCCAACTCGATGTAGCCGGAGCCGGAGAAGATCGTGTACCAGGTCGCGCCTTCGTCCTTGGAAATCTCGATTTCGAGCCGAGCGGCCGATCCGGTGGGCGGAGCCTTGCACTTGACCGAGACCGAGGCGAACGGAGCCGGTGTTGTGTCCGGGTTCCGGCAGATGAAATGGTTTGTTAGGTCGTCTGCGACCGTGAGTGTCCGGTTGAGGCAGAATGTCGCCTTCAGATCCGCCCTCCGACGCTTCTGCCGGCTGCCCAAGCTGCTCGAAGAAGATGATCCAGGTCCGCGTCAGGTTCCCCTGCTCGTCGAACATCGGCGAGCGGATGGGGACGTGCGGTATGCGGGTGGTCTGGTCGGAGGCCATCTTAGTTCAGTGACAACGGCAGGACGATCAGGAACGGCCCGCACCGCCACCAAACGATGATGTAGGCCATCAGGAGGTCCCCGGCGTCAGGCGCAGATGCGCCTTGAGGAGTGCCGTCCGGACGCCAGACGTGATGGTGGTCCGGTAGATCCGGTGACGGGCTTCGCCCAGACGGCGCCAGATCACCCGGCCATCCGCCGTGGGGGCTCCCGTCGCAACCGCGCGCGGCGTCGACCAGGTCAGCCCCTTGTCGTCACTCCAGTCGAGCGCGACGTCGACCGTCGCGGCGGCTTCGTAGTCGAGCTCGAAGCGGTGGTGGAAGATGCGCGCCTCTTCCTGGTGGATGTAAGGCGCGGTGCGTATCCGCTTGATGTCGTCGCCGGCGTCGTCGGTGAGGCTGAGGCTCATCTGGTAGATTGTGCCGTCCTCGAAGTCGCCGACCAGGTGTTTGCCGAAAACGTAGGCATGTCCGCGCGAGCGATGCCGCGATCCATCGAGTGCTTGGCGCTCGTGCCAGAGCTTCGTTATCGCGTCGTAGACCCAGGTGGCGTCCGCCGTCGGGAACTGGAGCACCCAGAAGTTGTGTCCATCCTCCAGGTACGTGTAACCCTCGGCGTCGGCGACGGTGGAGTAGGCGGCCCACGCCGCCTCGATCGCGTGTGTCGAGACGCGCTGCGGGCGATAGCCCACCGCGTAGAAGGCCATCGCATGGCCCCGCGGATCTCCAGCCAGCCAGCCGAGCCCTTCGGGCAGTCTGACCGTGGCCCAGGGCGCGATGTTGCCGTAGTGGATGAACGCGCCAGGGTCCCTCTCCCAGGGGAACGACTCGGGCGCCGTCGAATAATTGTTCCGCCAAACCTCGGTCGTCTGCGAGCCGCTCAGCCACAGGTCTTCGTGATCGGCCAGCATGCCGACGAGCTGGTCCGGGTAGCCTTCCTTCGAGGCGTAGTCGAGCGGATCCCATGTCTGCCCGTCCTGGAGGGCCGAGTGGCGGAACCTGCGCACGCTTGCCGGGTCTTCGGCATCCGGGACGTCGATCACCAGAAAATAGCCGTCGAGAAATCCGCCCTGCACGGCGGTAACCGGATCTTCGGTGTCGGTGAAAACGGGCTGGATGAGCTCGACGCCCGTATGGACCCAGAACAGGCCGTTCGAGATGATGGCGAGCTGGTTCCCGTTTGGGAACATCTGCACCGGCTTGCCGTCGTCGCCGACGTTTCCCAGGATTGTCGGACCGCCATCCGAGTCGATTTCGTACAGGGTCGCCCCTGCGACGGCGAAGAGGCGGCCTTCGCCTGCCCAGAGGCCGCGGAGAGCGCCGGCGAGTCCGGAGGAGAACACGGCCAGGCCCGGTGTCGGCTGGAGGATGACGTTGGATTTACCCGAGCGGGACTCGTCGACCTCGGGGTAGTAATTGACGCAACGCTGCGCGTTCGCCGGGAGCGAGCGTGACTCGTAAGTGCCGCCGATGAAGCCGGGAAATTCCATCTACACTTACTCGTTGACCCGGATGTCGTAGGGCTGGCCCACGCCGTAATCGAACTGGAGCACCGGGGTTACCTTGTTGAGCCGCTTCACGTACCCAAACGACTTCAGCGCCGTGGTAGCGACGAATTGTGGGATGTCCGTGCGAAACTCCATCGCCAGGCGCATCGCCAAGTTGTACTTGATGGCCTCTTCGTACCCCTCAGGGAACTCCGCGACCTCGTCGAGCGCGGTGAATCGGCCGAGTTTGGCCCAGGTGTAGATCTCGACCGCGGCGGAGGTGTCCGGTTTGGGGTAAAACCGGAGGTGCCCCAGGGGTGTACTCCGCTCGTAATAGAGTTGCTCGGGGATGGTGCTCGTGAGATCCGGCAGCCGGATGTCGGCCCAGTCGTAGACGGTGATGATGGACAGGGGGCGGTGGTCCGCGTCTCCGCCGGAACTCCAGATGAGGTTCGCACGCTCGATCTTGACCGGGCGCTCGAAGTCAAAGTCGCCGCCCGGCCCGATCGTGTAATCCTGCGTCCCGGCGACCAGGTCGTATTCGTCGCGGCGTATGTGGAAGATCGCCAGGCGCTGGGTGTTCCAGGAGTCGAGCATCGCGTTCAAGGCTTCGAGCGCGACGTTGTTCTCGTCCGCGCTCCCTTCCTGGCCTGGGTGGAGCGCCCCGACCAGGCGGCCGGAGGCACGGAGAAAGTCGAGGACGGTCACGCAGCGGCCTCCACTGGGAGCGGCCTCTGCTGGCGAAGGGCGTTGTTGGAGGCGATTTCCTGCTTCGCGGCAGCGGCGGTTGCCGCGACCAGCTCCCGGACAGGCAGTTCGAAGACATTGCCCAGTTCGAGTGCCAGGTTGTAGGTGACCGCGCGCTCGTAGGCCGGTGGCAGCGTGACGTTCTCGCCCAGCGAGTCGAGCTGCGTCACCGCCTGCCAAGTGAACAGCTCCAGCGTGATCTCCTTCGAGGGGATCGGCCAGAATCGGAGCCGGGACACCGGCCAGGCGTAGTCGTTATACAGGAGCCGCGGCCGGACGCTGTGGTCGTCTATCGTCTCGATCTCCGACCACTTCGCGGCGTTCACCAGGTCGAGCGGGCGCTTCAGCGATGAATCGAGCGCGTCAAGGATCACGTTCGCCGCTTGGATGTAGGTGGGCCGGTCGGTGTCGAAATCGGCGGCGGCGGGGCCGATGTAGTAGTCCTGCTGTGGATCGTCGCCGGGGCTGAGGGTGTACTGGTCGTCCCGCACGGCGTAGACGAGGAGGCCGGATGTGCGCCAGGTGTCGAGCATCGCATTGAGGACGCCGAGCGAAACCTCGGATTCCGACTCGCCAGCGCCGCGCCCCGCGCCGAGACGGCCGCAGAGGGTGAGAGATCGGTTGATGAGTTGCTGCGCGGTCACTGTTGGTTACCTCCTGCTGGGGTGGGCGGCGGGGTAGGCGCCGCGGGCCCGGTGGCCGGAAGCGGTGGGCCCAGCACCGAGGCGTTCAGGTTCGCGATTGCATTTCGCGATTGCTCGGCCGGACCGGCTACGATGCCCGGATCGCGGCCGTACTCGCTCGCCAGGTCGAGCGCGAGATTGTAGACCAGCGCCCGGTCGTATCCGAGCGGCGGCAGGTCCACGCTGGAGGTGAGGGAGTCGAAACTGGTGAGGGGATCGAGCGTGTAAAGCTCCAGGGACCCCGCCCCGGGATTCGGCCCGAGCCGAACAGTCGCGGTCGGATAGCCGGCGTCGCAGTAGATCACCTGCGCAAACTTGCCGCCCTCGCCGCGTCGGGGATAGGCCGCCCACCGCTCGGCTGTGACGATCTCCAGACCCTTGGCGACGGTCGAGCCGGCGAGAATGTCGGCGCCCAGGATGCGCGACGGGCGTTCGGAGTCGAAATCGCCGCCGGCGCCGATCGTGTAAACTGCCGCTCCGGTAAGGTCGAATGCTTCCCGTGTGGGCATGACGCCGGAGCCGATGTGTCGCTCTGCCAGAACCTCGAGGGTTCCGGCCGTAACGATGGGGGCGATGTAGATCTTCCCGAGCGGATAGAGGTCCTCGTAGAAGAGAATCTCGCCGAAGTCGCTCTGCCCCGCCTTATCCATGTAGGCGGCCCACTCGGCCGGCGTGGCTATGAGCAGCGGCAGAGACACATCGGTCGTGACGACGACCGAGGCTCCGCGAATCTTGAGCGGACGGGTGGAGAGTGCGTAACTCGCCGCGCCGGTGAGGGAAATTTCCGAACGCGCTACCTGCGGGATGGGGAGCGCCTCGGCGTTCCAGCCTTGGAGCAGGCGGTTGAGCGCGGTCAGGGCGTCTGCGGCTTCATCGACGGTCGGCTCCTGATTCGCTGCCAGCTCGCCAAGCGCGCGCAGCGCTGCATTGATGATCTCCTGTGCCGTCATGGGCTACTCCTGTGTCTTGGTG